ATCAATAGTATCATTAGGTTCAGCTTTCTCAATAATGTTAGAATATTTTTTAACATCAACATTTTTGAATGGTTTATAATAATAACCCTCATGATTAGGGTTTGCTGTTGTTATTGTATCTTCCGTAACTAAAACCGAAACATTGTTAGGTATGTTGTTGTTATTTATAACACCTGATTGAATACCAAATCTAAAAATAACATCGGTTATTGTTTTTTCCCTAACTTCTTTTCTATTGTACTCAATTACATCACCGATATATTTGTCACCATTTTGTGTTATGGTTTTTGGTTGGTTTTTAATTACTGAACCAACCCCGACTGTATTATTAAGTGAAACATTTTCTAATACATTATTTATTGTACTGGCGTTAGTGTCATTAAAATCCCAATGGGATGTCACATTTGACCAATCATAAGGTAATTTTCCTGACTTTTTTAAATAACAATACTTTAATTCATTAACAATACCACCACGATGACTAATTAAAGCACTTGTGTTAATATCCTTATTAAAGTGGTATAACCAAGTGTTATTAGCAACACCGAATTCAGAAACAGTTGTTTCGGGATATATGGATGAACTAAAAGCTGCTGGATATATCTCATAATCATTCCCAGTTAATACCTCATATTGTCTAACGTAATAGTCGGATGGTGTTCCATCCATTCTTCTGTATGTATAACCATTAGGTGAAACCACAGGAACCCCGATAGGTTTCTCTATAACGAACTTAAAGTCATCTACGATAGACAATACTCTATTAAACCCATTAAGGATGCCACCGACCTTCCTAAACTCCACATAGTCATTAACACCTAACCCATGTTCAGCTGGTGTGTATACGGTTATGTATGTGTTATTTGTCGTCCCACCATCTATGTCGGTGTTAGTTAATGTTGATATTGATTTTTCGTTATTATAGTTAATATCATCGTCCGAACAATCAACAACCCGATTAAGGAACATTTCATCATTTAAGTCACCATCCCAAGATGTTTCAAGGGTAACCGTTGTTGTTAGATTATCACCATTGTCACCTAATTCAGATACTTTATGTATACCTTGGTATTTGTTTGAACTAAACTTGTTGTTTATGTGTACATAATCACCTTCAGATAATTTATGTGTTTGTGTTGTCTTAATAACCAACAAACTTCTATTACCAGATGGGTTATTTGAGGTTAATTTTTCAATCTTTACACCCCAATTAACTGGTTTATCATCACCCCACATCGGGTAGTTGGGTAACATATCTGATGGATATACAACCTGTAATAACCAATTTGTTGGTGTTTTAACTAAGTTACCGTTTGATGTAAATTCGGTAAATAATGGGTCCCAATCTGTATCAACCGTACCTCTATTGGTATCGTCACCCTGTGTAAGTTCATTAGCTGTCATTATATTTAAACGACCTAACATTCTATATAAACTAGAATCTTCTCGTTCTAAATCAAATTGTTCATCAACACCAATAACACTATTAATCGGGTTGGCATTAATTTTTAATAACCTCGATGTGTTATCCAATGTAAGATTTACACTAGTGTTAACATCGACAGCAGTTTTATTCTTATATCGACCAATTATTTGTTTAATTCTATCATCCATTATTGAACACTAGTTGATTTTACTCTTATTCTGATATCAGTTGTTGAATTCTTAATTTCAAACATAGTCTTATTTTCACCAAATAAAGCATAATCCCCAGTTAAGTCAATTTGTCTAGTACTATCATCAACGTATGACTGACTAATTTCGTTTAATGAATACTTACCTTGACCAACCTCATTGAATACCCTAATATCTGTTACATTAACAACACCACCAACATTATTAACACTTTCAGTTAACTTACCTAGATATATAGATTCACCCATATCCCAATCATTAACATCAAAGTATGATGTGATGTTTTGTATAACATTGTTTATTATCTCAGCTTGGTTGTATGACTTATCAATGAATAAATCTAATTCAAATGATAAGTTTATTACCCTACCATCACTAACTAAAACATAATCATTTAATGCTCTATAATCAGCTAAATACGTCGCTATATTTTCTTTTAATGAATTTGTTGATGAGTTACTTAATTTACCATTACTATCTAACCCTAATATAAAAATCTCTACTTTGTTTTGGTCTTCACCAACACCCAGTCTAAACGGTATACCAAACTCACCTGGCATCAATTGTACCCTAGATAAGTAATCTTTAATTGTTATAGCTCGATTTTGTGCAGCGAAATTATACTTAGTCATTTGTCTTACCATCTCAATTGATGGTGCACCAGCCCCACCGAAAGCTGGAATAGGGTTATTAACTCTAAGTGACCTTCTAACAGCATCGTTCGTATTTACGTTTGGTCCCTGTATTACCATAGTATTTAACCCAACACCATTTAACACATTTGGCCCAACATTACTAGATGACCCACCACCAACTCTATATCGAATATACATTGTATTATTCGCTTTCGGTATTTCCCCTAGTGCTGTTGTGTTAATGAAATCACCGATTTGATTTGTGAATGAGTTACTACCATATTGTGCTAGTAAATCTTCATCAGCGTTACCACTACCAAATGTCATTTTACAAAAACCATTGTCAGTAAATTCCTTCGAAAATCTTTGTGTTGTGTTAACCCATTTACCCATTTTAATACCTGAGTTGTCAGTATTTCTTGTTGTATCTTCAACAAATACCTTGTCTTCAGCTAATGAATCCATTTCAAACCACCTATTATCAAAATCAATATACTCATCAAGTGTTGGGTTTGTTGTTAGATTTGTACCCTCTTTTGTGATTACACTATCAACTGAAACGACATTTTGGTCTGGTAATACTACTTCTAAAAATGGTTTAACGTCTGAACTATTTATGACTTTTTTATATGTCTTTGTTAGTCCATTTATGACTAACTCTCTTTTAACTATTGTGTAGTTAATTAAATTATTGTTTGCGTCAATATTTGGTAGTATTAGCCTATTTGGTATACCACCCGAAGAATATGGTGACGAAAAATCAATGTCCTCCATTGATTCAAAAGTTTGTCCACCACCTAATGTTTGTGCTCCATACCTAAGATTAGGTGCGTACCTAATGTCCCAAGTATCACCAAAAATTGGGACAGTTACAGCAAAATCAACCAAAGTGACACTTGGTCTTTGTCCTGGTATTTTTAACCCAAAAGTTCTAGCCATAGACATAACTGATGATTTTTCTTGTGCATAATCAATTTGTGTCTCCTGAAACATCCTATCCGTATGGTACGATAACATATCAGCTGTTGCTGCGTTAAGTTCCAATAACATAGTACCAACTGACGCATCATTAAAATCACTAAATAAATCAGGGTAATATTGTTTTATGAAATTAAATAATTCGGTTCTTACATCAAGGAAGTTCCTTGCGAAATAATTTATCTTTTTATTTTTTGGTGCCATAATTTTATTTAGTTATAAATATCGTATTAGTTGTCTTTTTAAATTTCTTTTTTATAATTATAACTACACCACTAATGGTACTATGTTATTATGAGAAAGAAGACCAAAGATGAATTTATTATAGAATCCGAAAAAATACATGGTAATTCATATAATTACACATTAGTTACATACATTAACGGGACAACACCAGTTGACATTATATGCCCTGAACACGGGGTCTTTAAAAAAAAACCAATAAAACATACTAGTGGTGGTCAAGGTTGTCCTATTTGTTCTAAGTTAAATTCACACAATAAACAACGTATGTCAAATGAGGAATTTGTGTCAGGGTCAAAAAAAATACATGGTGATTTATATGATTACACCTTGGTTGATTATAGTAGGTATGGTGAGAAAGTTAAGATTATATGTCCTGAACATGGTGTGTTTGAACAAACACCTGGTAATCACCTAAAGGGTAGGGGTTGTAAGTATTGTGGTGGGACACATAAAATGGATACCAAAACTTTTATAGATAAATCTAAATCAATACATAATGACTTATATGATTATTCCTCTGTTGAGTATGTCAATAATCATACCTTAGTTAAGATTATATGTCCTGAACATGGTGTGTTTGAACAAACACCTAACAACCACACATCTAAAAAACAGGGTTGTTATGAGTGTTTAGGTAAAATACATGACACTAATAGTTTTATTAATGTGTGTTCAAATGTTCATGATAATAAATTTAATTATTCGTTAGTGAATTATGTTGGTATTACTGGGTTGGTTAAGATTATATGTCCTGAACATGGTTTGTTTGAACAAAGGTGTGATACACATAGAAATGGTAATGTCGGATGTAATGGGTGTACTAATGGTACATCTAATGAAGAAAGTGAAATTTCTAACTTCATCACATCCCTTGGTATTACACATATTAGGAACGATAGGTCAGTTTTGGGTGGTAAGGAGTTGGATATCTTCATACCTGAACACAACATCGGTATTGAATACAATGGTTTGTATTGGCATAGTGAATCATTCATTGATAAAAACCATCACCTAAATAAAACTAATTTATGTGAGGAAATGGGGATACAATTAATACACATATTTAGTGATGAGTGGGTTAATAAAACCGATATTGTTAAATCAAGGTTAAAGAATTTATTAGGTTTAACCGATAATAAACTATTTGGTAGAAAATGTGTGGTTGGCATTGTCCCATCTAAAATTAAAGATACTTTTTTAGATGGGAATCACATACAAGGTAAATGTCGTTCCAGTGTTAACTTGGGTTTATATTATGGTGGGGAATTAGTTTCACTGATGACGTTTGGTGTTCGTCCACTAATCAACACACATCAATGTGAACTGATTAGGTTCTGTAATAAAATTAATACAACCGTTGTGGGTGGTTTTAGTAAACTATTAAAACACTTCATTAAAACCACAAACACTGATGAAATTATCAGTTACGCTGATAGACGTTGGAGTATGGGTGGTGTTTATGAAAAAAATAATTTTACATTTATTAAAACCACAGATATTAATTATTGGTATTTAATTGGTAAAGAAAGGGTTAGTCGATTTACCCATCAGAAACACAAACTAGTGGAACAGGGTTTTGATATTAATAAAACTGGACACCAAATTATGTTGGATAGGGGAATTTATCGGGTATACGATTCTGGTAATAAAAAATACATATACACTAAATAATTATAATTCTATTTGTACGGAGTCACTTCTTTTAAAAGCTCCATCTGTTACTGTGTATTTTATTTCCACTAAAGCGTGGTGTTCATTTCTAGTTTCACCTTCTGTTCCACCAATAACCTTTATTTCATCTAGATTTAGGTTTGGTATATATTTGGAAACAGCTGTTTGTATTTCTTGTCTGATATTACTTTGGACTTCTCCATCGTTTTGTTCAAATAAATATTGTCTTAAGTTAGCTCCAAAGTCTGGTAGATATAACCGTTCATCCTTATTTGTTAATAATAAATGCATTAAATCAGACTTAATAGCTAATTCACTAATATTATTCATTGATAAAAATTTCCCCTTATTATCATCTTGAAAAGGAAATTCTATGTTGATAAATCGCTCACCCATTTTTATATATCCATTTATAACCACCAGCTGATTTCCTATTACCCTTACACACAGTAACAATATTACCCTCTGATATATTAAGTTCAGTGCTAGCTTTTCTTATACTACACCATTCTTTTATTAAATCCCCATCCTTGTTTAGTTGTTGGATGGGTTTTTCCATTTTACTTCTCGTTCTTTTAGACCATTTAGTCCCTTTCTTTGGTGATGTTTTCCCTTTTTTCGATTTACTTAGTTTATCTTTCCACTCTTGTGAAAATTTAATACCTTTATTCGGTCCAACCTTACCCATGTTAACTATACTTAGTCTTTCCTTAGTTTCTTTTGTGTGTTTTTTACCTAACATATTTTTATTACCTAAGTTTCTATTCGATAACCAAGTACTAAATTCTTTCGAATGTTTAGTTACACCACCACCACCATTATTACTGTTAAGTAATGTGAAACCCCAAACAGTAAATTGTTCTATCCAATATATTTCCCAAAATTCCCACTCATCTAGTGGTACCTCATCAACGATTTTTATGTTAATATTATAATTACTCTCTTTAATCCATAGACATTTTTTAGTTTCACAACCGTTCTTAGATTCATAAATATGGTTAGATAATCTATATGATGGTTTTTTATTAGTCTTACCAATGTAAGTGACGCCATCACCCAAACCACTATCTAATGTGTATATGTAAGTTGTTACCATTATCTTTTTTATTATAAATATCTATTCATAAAATTTAATAACAGAATTGTAAATGTATAGAGCATAAAAAACCCTTCAATAATGAAGGGTTTTTTATTTAACTATGATTTTCTCATTTTTTCGATTGCGTATATCATTGTACCTTCGTTGTGTTTGGCCATTAATTCTACTTGTTTTTTATGTAGTACATAGATTTCCTCCATGTTTTCATTTAGTTTTTTTAATTTAATAACCTCATCATCACTTAAAAACACTGTACCTTCGGACTTCTTACATGGTATAATATACCCACCTTGTGCGAATTTATAGGCGTTCATTCGTTTAACAACATCCTCACTCAATATTTCTTTAATTAACTTTTTCATATCAATAAATAGTTTATATTTTGTAAATATAACAAAAAAACCCCTCCATTACTGAAGGGGTTAGTTTTTTTTTATTGTTAGTTACGATTCACAACTAGCACATTCCATTATATTTCTAGAGAATGACTGTGCTGAACTCTGACTAAATTGGTAGTATAGTGTTTTTACACCTTCTTCATGTGCGTAAAGATATAGTCGATTAATATCTTTAGTTGGTATACTTGGGTGTATCATTAAATTCAATGATTGTGATTGGTCAATAAATTTTTGTCTTTGTGCTGCTTGTAAAATTATCTCACTTGGGCTAATCTCAACAAACGATTTAAATACATTCTTGGTTGGGAAGTCTAGGTGTTGTACTGACCCATCTTTATTTAAAATACCTTCCCAAATTTTAGGTGTGTTTAATCCATACTTTTCTAACTCACAAGTTAAATATGGGTTTTTATAAATTGTTTTAGACTTAGCTAAATCTTTAATAAAATAGTTAGACTTGATAGGTTCAATCCCCATACTAACTTGACCCAATATAAATGAACTAGATTTAGTTGGTGCTACAGCTACTAATGTTGTGTTAGCAAAACCATCACGTAATGATGTGTAACCTCTAGTTGTGTGTAAGTGTTTAGATGCTTCATCACTTCTTTCCTTTAATGTTTTAAAAATATCGTGATTTAATTGTTTAGTTTCCATTGATTCAAACTCAAGTAATTTACTTTGTAGTAATGAATGGTAACCTAAAACACCTAACCCAATAGCTCTATGTTGTGAAGCAAATCTAAAAGCTCTTTTCATACCATCTAGATTAGATGATTTTTCAATGAACTCATCAATAACTGCGTTTAAGAATTGGACGTACACTTCAATAGCGTCAGTTTCTTTAATCTCATCCCAATGTAATAGATTTAATGAACCTAAACAACACACAAACGAGTTATAACTATCCGTTGGTAGTTGTATCTCGGAACATAAATTAGATGCTGTGATGTCTAACCCAATCTCTTTATAAGGTGTGTTGTTGTTAGAGTTGTCCTTGAACATGATATATGGGAAACCAAACTCATTCCTACGTTGGATAACTTTTGCCCATACTTTTCGTTTATCATCATCACCCTCTTTCATTTCTTTAATCCACTCATCTGTAACAGTGACACCATATTGTAAGTTTTGTATTAAGTTACCTTCCGACCCAATATCTAAAAATTCTAAAATGTCATCATGTTCAATTGGTAGCCACACTGCACAAGCACCACGTCTAGCTTCAGATTGTTTACACACATCAACGACTGTGTCATAAACTCTAGCATAATGTGTTGGTCCATCCGCTGAACCACCTGTTGATATTGAACTGCCTCTAGGTCTAATGTTACCTAAATAAACACTTGTACCACCACCATACTTACTCATCATACCAATCTCACGACCAACATTTAATACACTGTCTAGTGTATCGTCAACGTTACTACCGTAACAACTAATCGGAAGTCCTTTATCTTTACCAAAATTAATCCAAACTGGTGTTGATAAACTATAATAACCTTTTGACATATACTCCTCAAACTTAGTGGCAAAACCATCTATTTTAAGATATTGTTCAGCTTTGTTAGCTATGTCTTTAATTCTTTGTTCAGGAGTTTCCGTAATGTACCCCCTAGATAGAAATGTTCTACTATCCTCATTTAACCAATAATATTTTTTATATTCCATGTTTTTTTTTTATTAAAATAAATCCTCTGATGTTATACTTTTACCTTTTTTATTATAATCTATTTGTTTTTTATAGAAAAAATCACCTTCCTTAGTTGACTTACATTCTACATCAAACCATAATGTTTCTTCAATTTGTGTGAAGTCCACTTCGAATAGTGGTTCCATACCAATACCAGCTAATGAATTATTAAATCTATTCATGATGAAGTGTTTTATTCTTTCTTTTGGTATAAAGTCTAACTCACCTTTTTCGAAAATCCAATCTAAAATATCACATTCAGACTTATATGCTTTTTTACAAGCTGAGTAGATTAATTGGTTGAATTCTTCGTCAAACCATTCTGGATGTTCTGATTTGATGATATTAATAATCTCCGAGCCAAAATTACCGTGTATCTCTTCCTCTTTTGATGTAGCTTCAACAACATTAGAGATACCTTTGAATAAGTTTTTTTCTTTATTGAATGACATCATGATTAAGAATTGACTGAACAAACTAACGTGTTCAATAAATAATGAAAAAAGTAAAACCGATTTAGTATACATTTTATCATCAGTACTACGTGAACCAGCTAAATATTTATTCAAATACTTGATACGACCTTTAATAGCTGGAATATCAACAACTGTTTTGAACTCATCTTCCAACCCTAATATCATAAGGAGTTTAGCGTAAGCGTCTTTGTGTCTAACTTCCGATTCAGCAAATGTCATACCAACGTCACCTATCTCAGTAATTGGCATTCTCTTGTACATATCAGCCCAAAAAGTTTTAACACTCACTTCGATTTGAGCAATAGCTAACATAGTACGTTTAATCACTTCACGTTCTTCCTCAGTAATTTTTACCATAAAGTCATTGATATCGGTTGTGAAGTTAAATTCAGAATCAATCCAATAAGAGTGTCTAATAGCGTCTTTATAAGCTAATAACTGTGGGTATTCGTATGGTAAAATGTTTACCCTAGGTTTAAAAATATCTCTATTCATTTTCTATTTATTTATTTAATTATTTTATTCCGTAATTGGTGGTGTCACTTCTTGGTCTTTATTTTTAAGTGCTTTAGCTCTTTTAATTCTATCACGAACTCTTTCCTCTTGTTTATCCTCTTGATTTTTTTCATAACCTAAGAACGATTCCGAAGTTGTTGTATCAATGAATACTGTCCCATTATCAAAAGTACAGTTTTCATATATTACACCATCTTTTCCAAACCTAGACTTTAGTACAGCTATTGTCGCTAAACCAGCTTCCTTTTGTGGTAGTGTTTTAGCTACAGAAATTATGAAGTGACCAATTTGTGCTCTTTTTATTGAACCCCCCATTTGGTCTCCTGTCACAACATCTGCTGATATCGAACTTCTATTACCTTGAACAGCTGTCCAACCCACCATATCATACTCAACTAACATTGTTTCAAAGGCTCTCATTACATTACCCTCACCATCCCATGATGCGTTGAATGATTTAACAGACTCAACACAATCGATGTAATCCAATATTAATATGTCGGGTTTAACCCCCGTAGCAATTAGGTGTCGTATATATGTCCTAATTGTATTCATTGTAACACCTTCTGATGTGAACTTTTTAATTATAAGTTGGTTTGGTCTATCTGTTCTTTCGTGAACTTGTTTAATGACATCCTCCTTATTTTCCGATAATTCACCAAGGTTAATACCAGTCCAACATGCCGCATGTTTACGTTGTATAACTTTCGGCATATCTTCAAATATTATTTGTAAAACATTATGTCCAGCGTTATAAGCTGAGTTGGCAATCTTTGTTAATACTGTGGTTTTACCCACTCCGTAAGGTGCTAAGACTACCGCTAGTTCACCTTTCGAAATACCCCCATCGGTTATCTCATCGATACCTGTAATCCCCGTAGGGATTGGGTTCCTGTAATCATCTTCTAACACCGACTCAAAGTCGTCTGAGATACTAACACCATCATCTTTTTCAGCTCCAACTGAAAGAGCTTCCTTTAGTATCTCAGCACACTTCTCGTAGTTATCAAAATCACCTTCATCAATAATCTCAGTAATTTGGTCATTTGCCTTCTTTAACTCCTGTTGTCTACAAAAATTAAGTGACTTTTCTTGAACCCAATTCCAATCAGAGACAACTAGGTCTCTGACTTCCTTGGTAATTGCGAATATATAATCTTGTGTCACAGTATCCTTAATCTCCATTTTTAAGATTGTTTCTAATGTGTCCCACTCTGGTACCTTCTCAAATCGTTCATAATAATCTTTTATTGTTACTATAATCAATCTGAAGTACTCATTATCAAAATGTGGAGCGTGAATTATATCTATAATTCTTTCTGAAAACTTCTTGTTAGCTGGATGTAATATTTGATTTATTAAGGATTGTTGGAACTTGTGTCCCAAGAACCCTAATGTAACTTTTTTTCCCATACTTGTCCTGCTTTTATCTTTTATAATAAATAGAAATTACAATTCAATTCCGCTATATTCCACAGTAAAATATTCTTGTGAAAATGTGTTTTGTATTGTTGAAATAATCCCAGGGATTAATTTTCTAACATCAACACTGTACCTTACACGTTGTGGGTAAAGGTTTCCATTAAAAGATGTTTTGATAACTGGTTTGTCATCAATCTTAATTTCAAAATCAAAAATATCTTCTTTCTCAGAATTCTCTTTTTTGGTTAACTCAACGTCTTCCTGTGTTTGTACTTTATATTGATTGAATTGTTTGTAAAGGTAGTCCCTAGACTTATCCTTTAAATCATCTTGGATTGTTTGTACACACTCATCAATACACCATTTAAGGTCCATTGTGTTCTTAATATCTTTGTTATAATCTCTTATTGAAAAATATCTCTGACAAATGATATTTTTGTTAATGTACAATACGAATTCAAATTTTTTCATCTTTTTTAGTTTTTA